AGATCATTGATATTAATGTCGGTGATGATGTACAGAATGAATTTATACATGCTGTATTGAAAAATAACCGATTTGATACAATGTATCGCAAGCAGTTGGAAAGAATGTCAGCAGCAGGAACAGTTGCGGCTTATGTGCGACTGGATAATGCAACCTATCTGACTAATGGAAAAGCAATCAACGGTGAGATAAAACTGACATATTGTTATGCAGAAGATTATATCCCGCTGCGGATCGTAAATGATGAAGTTGTGGAAGCTGCGTTTTCTTCTACAAAACTGGGAAAAGACGGAAAACAGACCACACTGGTTATGTTTACGCAGCGGGATGGAAATTACCGGGCAGATACCTTTGTATTTGACAGATCTGGAAAAGAGATTGAAGCGTATTGGATCATTCTTGGTGATGTGAAGCCGTTTGCGGTGATGCAGGTGGCAGAAGTGAATAATATCCGGTACATGGATGGTTTTGGTTATCCGAAAGTATACGGAGCTATCCCAACACTGAAACAGATTGACCTGTGCCACATGATCTTAAACGGAGATCTGGAAAAAGGTGAGAAGTTCGTACTCACAAATGAAGCAATTGTGGAGATTGATAAAAAGACGGGTAATCCAAAGCCGCGGTCTAAACAATGGAAACGTCTGTTTGTGCTTCTTGGCAAAAAGCCAATCGATGGCAATGGCTATATTCAGGAATACAACCCAAAGATTCGTGTGGAAGAAATCAAGAAAGCCTTTGAGTTGTGCCTGTCACTATTTTCCATGACATTCGGGTTTGGTAGTAAAAAATATGTGTTTGAGCAGAATCAGATCCAGACGGCTACCCAGTACATCGGAGAACGTCAGGACTGTATGCAGGAACTGAATAAGCAGCGTGAAGAAGCACGACAGTACATTATTGGTATTGTGCGTGCTATTTTATGGTTTTCTAATACTTTCCAGAACACTTCATTTGACCTCACAGCAGATATCTGTATTGATTTTGATGATTCTTACATCGAGGACAAAAATACCCGCATGGAGAGCATGAGAACAGATGCACAGGCATTCTCAGATATTCCGGAATTTACAATCCGGTACATCGAAGAACGGTTGAACATTAGCCGGGAAGAAGCTCTGAAAGTTTATGAAGGGCAGGTGCAGGAAGATGATCCGGAGGTTGAAGATTAATGCTGACGGAAAACCAGCTTGAAATGTTGGGTGATCAGATCGCTACATTATACCAGGCGCTGGAACAGGATGTGATTGCTGATATTGCCAGGCGGGTAAAGAAAACGAAGCGATTTACAGAGACAGCGGAGTTGATGGCACAGGCAATGAAAGAGACTGGCAAGAGTCCGGATCAGATCAGAGCCGAGGTGATGAAACTTATCTGGGCGGACAAGGCTTTTCAGGATGAGGTGGCAAAGAATACCAAGGAATGGAAAGAATTTGTCCCGAAGAGATCAAAGCCACAGAAGCGGCTGCAAAGGAAGCAGGGAATGATATCATAGCCAATGCCGGTGATATGTCTTTTAATTATGACATGGAAGCGTGGCAGCAGGCAGGTATGAAACTGACAAAGGACAGTGCTTTTACCAGAATGGTTGAGGAAATGAGCAAAGCAACCGCCGGAACATTGAAGAATCTGACCAGATCGGCCGGATTTAAAGGTGTACATGGCACTACTGCTTTGAAAAATGCATACAGGCAGTATCTGGATAAGGCATTGATGAAAATGGCTACCGGAACCTTTTCTTATGATCAGTGTGTGAATGATTGTGTGAAAGAACTGGCGCAGAGTGGACTTCGCAGCATTGATTATTCTTCTGGAAGGACGTACCAGCTAGATACGGCTGCACGAATGGCTATACGGACCGCAAACAGTCAGCTTGCTGGTCAAATCTCTATGCATTACATCGAAAAGACGGATATTGATCTGGTGGAAGTCAGCGCACACTGGGGCGCACGTCCAGAACATGCTGAATGGCAGGGAAAGATTTACAGCCGCAGCGGAAAGAATAAAAAATACCCGAATTTTTCTGTCTGCCACTATGGTGCGGTGGATGGGTTAAAGGGAATCAACTGCCGACATGATTTCTATCCATTTTTTGAGGGAATCAGCGAGCCAAACACGTGGGAGCCTGAACCAAAACCGCAGGAGTATCGCGGTAAAACGTATAATTATTATCAGGCAACCCAGAAACAGCGCAGGATGGAGCGTGATATCCGGGCAACCAAACGGGAGATCGAGGCACAGAAAGCAATCGGCGGTGATACTTCTCTTTTGGAAGCACAGAAGCGTAAGCAAATCAAGGAATATCACAATTTCAGTAATGCCATGGGAATCCGGGCAAAAGATAACCGGTTAAGGGTTATTAAGGGAACGTCGGATTTAAAAACTGCAAAGAAATCGGTTGAAAAGCCAAAATCAAATGATATAATAAATGCAGGAGCCATTAAAGGTGCACTTACAGACAAAAATGATCCGTTATATATTCAACGTGACAAACATGCGTTTATGTACTATGAAGCTGTTCGCAATAGTAAAAAAGCAGATATAGTGAAAAAGATTGCTAAAAATTCTGGCATGAGCGAAAAAAGTGTTGCAAAAGTATATGAACATGTTTTTATTAATGAGTATGAGTTATATGGTGGAAAAAGAAGATTTGACCCAGATTATGATATGGCGGAATCATTTAGACGTTTGCGTGAAGGAAAAAATATACAGGAGCATGATATGATCATGCTAAAGCATGAGCGTTTGGAATATGAGCTTATGAAAAAGAATAATATGAATTATCTGGAAGCACACAGATTGGCAGAAAAGAAGTATAATTATCAAGAAGCATTGTTGAAGTTTAAAAAGGAAAATAATTTGTAGAATGGAAGTGAAGATATGCTGAGACTTGAATTGGTTGAAATTACAGACGCAATTGTAAAATATAAATATTATCCGGAAAATTCGAAAGAATATGGGACGGTTATTTTCAGAAGAACAACAAGGAAGCGTGATATAGAAAATATGGCTGCTGGATATGGTTCAAGTTATGCGGCACATGCTTTGAAAAGAATTGAAGAATATTGTCAAAAGAATTATTTCCCTGAAAAAGATATCGTTGCTTGGTGTTAATGCCAACGGATAAAGCGTAAAGGAGACATATATGGATAATTTCAAAGCAGTATACAAAATCCTAAAAGCACTTGAAGCGTCTATGGATCTGGAAGCGGCAAATGTAGATATGTTTAATGCAGAGAAGCTTGGTGTCTCTCAGAATCGTTGGAATAGATACATAGAAATGATGTATGATGTTGGATATATCAAAGGAATCCAGATTACAAAATATGTAGATGGAACTACTATGGTGGATTGTGATGATATCGAGATTACTCTTAAGAGTTTGGAGTATCTTCAAGAAAATTCTATCATGCAAAAGATTTACAAAGCAGCAAAAGGTGTGAAAGACATTACACCTGGCATATAGATTTACCGTCACGAGGATTGTGGCGGTATTTTTATACCCATTATTAAGAAAGAAGGTAATTATATGGGCAAAATCAGAAAAATCATCGGTGTTATTTTTAATATCCATTCACCGACAGCAGAATGCGATAAATTGTGGAAACATGCTGTGACACCTAAGGAGATAAAAGAATTTATACCATGCGTGAAAGCAGAGAGGCGGTGATCCTGATATCTCCCTCAGGGGCGCAGGGTGAAGCGTTCCATGCAATATAAAAAGTTGGAAAGGGATGGTTGCCTGCAACAGACAACTGGGTTATAATAATCATGTTAAAAAAATACTGGTATGGTTGCCCGGTATGTGGCAACCCAAAGATGATTCTTTTGCGGGAAGATACCGAACTGGTAAATTACCCGGCATACTGCAAACGCTGTAGGAATGAATCAGTCATAACAATAGAGCCGAAGCGCCGAATAGTTGAATCTGAAAAGGTTTGATTATCCGGTGCTTTTTTATATCCTGATCGCAGAAAATGCGATTCATAAATCATTTTAGGAGGCAGAAACCATGAAAAATATTTTTGACATTATGAAAGAGTTCGGAATCGAAGTGCCGGAGGATCATAAAAAAGACTTCGAGAAAGCTGTTCTGGAGAATTATAAGACCATGGCAGATTATGATAAACAGACAGAGAAGCTGAACAAGGCAAATGATACGATCAAAGCGAGTGATACTGCAATGAAAGATTTGCAGACGAAGCTGGATGAGTATAAAGATGTGGATGTATCCGCACTGAATCAGAGAATTACTGATCTGGAGACAGAAAAAGGCAATATTGAATCTGATTATCAGAAAAAGCTGGCAGAGCGTGATTTTAACGATCTGATCAAAGAGGGGATTGCAGCGGCACATGGCAAGAATGTGAAAGCAATCACTGCTTTACTGGATACAGAAACACTGATGCAGTCCAAAAACCAGAAAGAGGACATTGCAGCGGCAATCAAAACTTTGACCGAAGCCGAGGACAGCAAGATGCTTTTTGGAGATGCAATTGAAATTGCCGGAAAAGGAAACCCGATTGGAGATATCGGTGGCGGAAAGCTGACACCGGAAGAAAAAGAAGAAGCAGACTGCAGAGCTGCTATGGGACTTCCGCCGGTAGGAGAAGGAGGAAAATAAGTAAATGCCAAACACATTAGTATTACCAAAAAATTATGTAGCCAACTTAGATGAAGTATACAAATTAGCTTCTGTTACTTCTGATCTGACCTGTGATGCAACCATGGTGAGAGCCGGTGCAAATGCGGGAGAGGTAATTTATCCGCAGATCGATGTAACCGGTCTGGGAGATTATGACCGCAATACCGGATATACCACTGGTGCGGTTGATTTGAAGTGGAAAACTTCCAAATGCAATTATGACCGTGGAACAAAGATCTCTGTTGATGTAATGGACGATCAGGAGTCCGAAAAACTTGCCTTTGCACGTGGTGGCGCGGAGCTGATGCGAACAAAAGTCGCACCGGAATCAGATGCTTTTACTTTTGCAACCATTGCTGCAATGGAAGGAATTTCCAAACTGGAAGGTCAGGATTTTACGGATGCAATACAGTTCCTGGAAGCACTGATTGATGCAAAAAATAAGATGGATGAGGATGAAGTTCCGGAAGAAGGAAGAATCCTGTATGCGACACCGACGCTGATGAACGGTGTTATGGCGCTGGATACTACAAAATCCAGAGAGATTTTAAATTGCTTTGCAATCAAGAGAAAGGTACCGCAGAGCCGCTTCTACACAGCTATTGATCTGTTAAGCGGTAAAACGGGTGAGGAAGCAGGACATTATAAGAAAAATGCATCTGCAAAGGATATCAATTTTATGATCATCCATAAGCCAGCTGTTATGAAATATGATAAACATGTTGCACATGATATCATTCCGGCAGCTATGAACGCGGATGCAGATGCGGATATTTTAAAATACCGTAAGTATGGACTGGTAGATGCATACCAGAATAAACGTGCCGGTATTTTTATGTGCACAAAAGCAAAATAGGAGGACAATCATGAGAACAGTAGGCATGGGTGCTGCAAAACCGGAAGCGGACAGCACAGAAGAACTGAAAAAGGAAAATAAAAGTTTAAAGTCTTCCAATACGAGATTGAAAAACAAGGTCGATGAATTGGGAACTGAGAATGATGCATTGCATGAGGAGAACGAAACACTTCGTGCTGAACTTGCAGCATTAAAAGGAGAAGCCTAGAAAGGGAGGGAGATATAAATGTCACAGATTATCGGTTGGGAGTATTATGTCTCCCATTTTCCTGTTGTGATCCCAGAATCACAATTTGATGCAGTAGAACGGCAGGCAGAAGTAGAATATCGTAAAGTCGTGGGTGAGTATATGGATATTGAGCCGGAAGACGAAAAGAACGCGGTATTTCAGATATGCAACTTCT